AATTTGAACTGTCCCCTCTTCATATACTTCTTCTACGAACTCTTCTGCGAACTCTTTAATGTCTTCTATGTTGAAGATTGGCAATTCAACTTCTTGCTCAACTTCTTGCTCTTGTGCAACTTCAACCTCACTAACTTCTAATTCGCCTTCATCACTCTTCTTTTTTCGTCCCATTGTTTTGCTCCTTGACTCTTATTTTTAAATATTACTGCAACATCATATTGTTATTAACTAAGAATGTGAGTATCTAATATTTGTTCGATGTTATTTATTTCCGAATACTTTATTCTAACAAGAGAGATATTGTTGTTTTTAGCAAATTTATCTTTTATGGAATCTCTCTATTTGCTCTAAGAATTTCTCACTAGCAATAAAATTATCAGATCCTCCAAATCTTGTTGGCTCAAAATGATGTATGCCATCAAACTCAATTAAAACATTTTTATCTGGTATATAGAAATCAAAATATAGCTTCCCAGTAGCCCTACACTCATTAAACGAATATTGTTCAAGGAAATTTATTTTATTTTTCTTTAAAAATTTTCTTATCGCACCTTCGCCTTTCGATGAATTGCATTTTGGACAACCATATCCTCGAATATGATTACTTGCTATTTGCTCAAAATCTCCATGTATTTTACATGTTACAATTATTGACTTTCTATTTCCACTATATGTTGTTTTGTTGTATGTATATCTGTTTCCATGTAGGCTTTTTGCTTTTTCTATAAACTTTTCATTTGTTAGCATTCTTTCTTTTGAGAATGTATCTGATACACACTTCCTACAACCACTACCTCTTAAATGAGCTGTTGGTGTTTGTTTAAATCTCCCATGCACCGGACAGGCTATATCTACCTTTATATCATTTCTTTTATATGAAACATGAGAGTAATTATATCTATCTCCATGTTTTTCTACTGCCTGTTCAATAAATTCCTCTAATGTCTTTTGTTGTGTGGTGGAAGATTCTCTATTTCTACAAATAACGCATCCTTGCCCCTGGAGATGTGCAGACGGTCTCTGTTCGAATGGTCCATGTTCTAGGCAAATTATAATAATTTTCTTTTGTGAATGTACATATTCCACATTGGAATAATCATACTTATTATTATGTATAGCTTTTGCTTTTTCTATAAATTCTTTTATTGTTAACTTTTTACCTTTTGACATATACATTAGCTCCTCGCATAATATACATGTTAATAACGTTTACATAGCCTTAATTTTAAGTCTTGAGTTTGTTCTAAATGGTGGAAGACTAGTATGGATATTTTCTATATTAATATTAACCTTCTCTCCAATTCTAACCAAACTATCTTCTGATACATTGTCATGTTCTGAATAAATAATAACTTCATTTTTATTATTTAACAGACAAGTCATCGCATATCCGTAATTGTAACCACGAATTTTTTCAGTTCTGTTCGCCATTCCGACCCTAGCTGCTGCTCTATTGATATTCTTTTCACTATCTACAATCATAGTTGTTATTTTATGACATAGACTATCTACACTATCATATAGGTTATGAAGTACTTTTACATCAGACGGTGCATCAATTCCAAGATCTCTAGCTGCAGCTTCAGCTCCCTGTAGTATAGAGCTTGATATATTCGCTTTGATATCATTATACACCATTCTTGTTGCAAATATAATATCTATTTTTGTTCTATTTGCAGAAGATGCATATTCTCTAAATTGATCTTGAATTAAAGTACTTTCCTCAACCTCTTCTTCAATTGAGTCTCTTGTTGATTTAACTATATTGCTATTAGACTTAGCTGACTTAATCATATCCTTATCGGCTGCTGATCGCTTAAATGGACCTGGATCTGGTGGTGTTATCTGCTTTGTGGACCCAGATGCAGATTTAATAGTCTTAGGTGCATTTGCTGCACTTACACGCGCTAGATGCTCTCCAGCTTCAGCTTCTTGATCAACTTGCATTTGCCCAAATAGACCCTGGAATGTTCTACTGAGATCGAACTCGGTATCTTCACCAAGAGTATTTCTAACCTCATCAACAGTCTTAAGTCCTTTTGCGAACAAGTCTGCTTCGTGATTCTCTTTTCTGATCTTCCATTCTATGTCAGTTTCAATAAATTCTAGAACTGGGAGGTTCCCTTCTTGGAATATCTCAGAAATCTCAAATGGAGACTGTAGTGCAAATTCAGTAAGAATCATCTCGTTGAATTGAGATGCTAGTTCCTGTTGTATGAATCTAACAGCATCGGTTAGCTGCTTTGACATTGATGTAGCTGTTGTCCCGCTTATATCTGTCCCCAAGCCCATATCTGCTGAAGACATACCAAGACCCGAGAATACTCTTTCTCTAAAGTACTCTAGGAATGGTTTTGGATCTACACCCTTGCCTTCAGACCCAATAAAGTTAATTTCATGTCTACTGTCTGTTGCTATACCACCATCTTGGATAATGTTGGACATATCCTTTCTAGCTTGGTCAAGTTCTGTCCATCCAGTCTGGTGATCTATTACGCTTGGAGTTTCAACTGCATAATGTATAATTGGGAATAAATCTCTATAAATAAGTAGCTGAACATCTTCCTCTATCTTTCTTAGTGTTCTGATGTCATCAATAACTGGAATTACTTCTGGCATACCTAAAAGCATTCCATCTTCTTTAAATATAGTAAAGTGACAAACATCACTTGGATCAAACTCAACTCTAGCTCCAGCTGAATTGGAGTGAATCCATTTTTCTATTTCGAGTTTATATCCACCGCCCTTCATTTTAATTGTTTTAAACTTTGGATACATAGTTGTAGGATGTGCTACAAATAGGCCAACAACAGGTTTCATTTCCTTCCCGTCTTTTATGTAAGATCTTCCGAACTCAAAGTCCTTATCTCTTACTTTAATGACGAATGCATTGCTACTTATGATTAAATATTTCGCTGTCTGTCTTACTATTTCCCTAAATGACTTACCAGTCTGAACAAACATATAGAGCATTCTAGCATCCATATATTTCTTTATCTTGTCGTTATTGCTCTTGATGTTGAACCCAGACTTTACCAATAGAGATAGTTTCTTCTGAGTTGCCTTTAAAAAGTATGGTTCGTACTTCAGAAGCTTGAATACAGAGATTAGATCATACTCTCCACCTGTATGCTGGCTCATAAGTTGGCCTGGAGTTTCGAAGAATCTTGTTACTGGTGCTTCAATTCTCTTTATCTTCTTTGCCAACTTAGAAATCATTTTAGTGGCCTCAACTGGAGCCTTCTCAATAGAGGATGCTGCGTCAGTTAACTTTATCATCTTGCTAGCACTTTTGAAGTGCTTTGGCCCAAGGTTAAGCATTAGTTCCATAATTATTATTCTCCGCAGTACCTCTTGGTAGTATGTACTATTTTGACAGAGCTTGTTTCTTGAGATATAGCTATTTCATAGTTGTTTCCAAGGTTAATTTCTTTTGCCATATCTAAAAGCTTCTTTGGTGCATCAGCAATCGCATCATATATAGTTGTTATAGTGTCATTTGTAACATAAATATCTTGAACTGGAACAGGAAGCATATCCTTCATGCTTTCCGCTATTTCTTCTATATTGTTTTCTGGCTTAAGTGGTATATCGCTAAATGTTATAATTGATGATTCTCCAATAGGACTTTCTATTGGTCTTCCAGCTTTTGCGCTATCGTAGTTATTGCTACTATCATCATCCTCATAGCAGGGCTCGACTCCACATACTATTGCTAGATCTCCGAATCTATGCGCGAGAGTCTTAAGCGCCTCTGTAAACATCGCAATTTCCAATGTTGACTTAGACTTTCGATTGAATGTCTTCAGCATCTTACTAAATGAATAAAATTCAGTAAATAGCGATCCTATTTGAGTTACAAGCCAATTTTTGTATCCAGTTATTGTTCCAAGTATCTTATTGAAAATAACTCCACCCATATTGCCTAAACAGTTTGTTGGCTGAATCTTTGCTATTAAATCCTCTATTGGCTGGATTATCTTCATTAATACTTCTTCTGCCCAGTTCATTGCCATTGCCTGCATCTCAAACAGTATATTTCTTGCTAAGTTCCATATATTGCTATATTGAACAATTGGCTCTAGAATCCTCCCAGCATTTATAACCTCAAGAGCTATACTTATTGTATCTGCAATAGCTGCTATGTTCTCTATGGAAGCTTGTATTCCTGCAATTCCCCGAGCTGCACTTTGACCTGTACTTTGCGTTTCATATGTATCGGTTAGATTTCCAGAGGCCACTCCTTGAGCTGCTTCTAATACAGATTCTAGTCCAGCAACACCAACATTAAACTGAGTTACAGCACTATCAACTGCATCTGCTATTGCATCTAATGCTATTGCGCCTCTTTGTAACTCTATAACGCTTCTATATAGCTGACTTCTTTGTTTGCAGCTAAGTAAGCTAACAACCATACAAAAAGCTGAACATAAAACATCTGTGTATGTTATACCAAAAAATTGTAGAAATAGATTCTCTTTTATGAGATTATCCATATCTTCGCCCATTTTCTTAAAACTATTTAGAGATGCGCTAGTTGGAGATAAATAGTCTACAATATCAATAATAGCGCTATCTGCGAGCTCTATTCCACTACTAATTGCCTTTGCTGGAGTTAAGACTGCCCAATCTAGAGTTTTTGCTGCAGAAGAGCCTACTTCTCTTGCATTGTCAGTTATCCATCTAGTTCCATCTTTAGCGGACTCAATAACTTCAACTGCACCATTCTTCATCCATGCAGTACTATCTCCAAGATTTACTTTGACGAACTCCTCCGTTCCCGTATCTTTAATTAGGGTTTTGTAGGTTTTCTCTAATGTAAAATCTTCTAGTCTGTAGCCACTAGCCATTATTTACCTCGATTTGATATGAACTCAGTGAGTTTACAATTGACTGAGATCTAAATCCCATAAGCTTTAAGTGAGCATACTGAGCAGCGAACTTAGCTGCAGGAGTCATGTCATCGTCCAGTTTTGCTAGATAGAAATCAACTATCCTTTTAGCGTGTATGAAATTTCCGGTTTTATCACTCATTAAACACCATACCCTATTGCATTAACTGGGCTTCCCATTCTTGCAAAGCCAGCAATAGCTACAAATATTTCTTTTGGAATATACATAGTTTTAATTGCATCATTTGCCCAAATCATGCGTTTTGATTTCTTTCCATTGTGTTTCCATGATATGTGATGCTTTTTAAATGAAGAATAGATTGCTAGATCTGTTTCTGTCCTAAGAGCATAATCTTTATGCATATATGGGAAGATTAAGTCGTAAGCTCCAGTAATTTGAGTCTTCCAGTTGTTTTTTGCTGCAACTACAGGTAGATTGATAAATGAAAGATCCGCATTAAGAGGAGCTTCTCCGGATGTCATAATTGTGGCTGCTGCTGCTTGTGCTCCAACAAAATCTAACATTAGTCGCTCTCTCCAAGTAGTCCAACGAGTGCTTGTTGTTTATATCCATCTATTAGTATATCTACACAATCAACAAACATATCAAAATCAACTTCATCTTCATCTTCTTTCCCACTGAAATACGTAATAGCTTCTTTTACATCTTCATCAACTGATTTATAGCTTATATTCCCAGCTAATTTCTTTGCATTGCTAGCTAAGTACTCGATTGATTCAATTCTATCCTGCCATGCTTTAATTTCTTTTAAGTGTGCTTCAAATTTCTGAATAAGAGCAATGTTGTTCTCAAGTGAGGTTCTAGTTTCTTCTGTATCCGCATCAATATCTACCCTGTTAACAAATGCTGGAGTGTAGGAGATTTTAAAATTGCTCATATTATACTCCTAATGAAGTTTCTGCTTCATAAGATATGTCAATAAAGTAATCTCTAATTGTAACCAATGGAGATCTTGATTTCCATATAATTCTCATGCGAATAGGATGATATGATGTGTCTGGTATATTTGTAGTTCCAAGAGATGGAATTACAAGTACTGACTTGGAATTATCCCATTCAGGCTCATTGATTTCATCATATCCGTAACTAAACTTAACACTAAGATTATTGTCAGAAGAAGTAGTAGTGGATGCGTTTCCTCTTCCTATTTCATTGTCTTGCGCATCTAAAAATATAATATCCATAATACTTCCACTAGTATCATAGAAAATAAATTTGTATATATCTCCGCCACCCTCAACATATGTGATTGGAATTGGCATTCCGTTTCCAAGAGATACGGCTGTTGCAATTTCATTTCCACCAGCGTCAAATAAAGACCAAGTTCTATCTCCAGGCGTTGTGAAATTTAGCGCTATTTTAGTTGGGCGGAATCCATAGTTCCAAGACCCACCTACAACTAGTTCTGCTGGACCTGCAGGATCTTTAATAAATAGCTCGCCTACATCATCCCAGTCAACATTAAGAGATGCAACCCAATAGTCATTTACTAGCTTTCTTGTAATTCTCTCAAAGTCATATACTGGTGTGTAATTAGCATCATAGCTGCCTGCTATAACTATACCTGGGTCTGCGGGAATAGTTGGGATAGTTTCTGTTGTAAACCCCGTAGGAACAACGTGACCATTTATACTAAGAGCTGGGCCTACTACTGAATCATTAACTATGTTCCCATCTACTGGAGAACTAGCTAATTCACCTTCTTTCATAAGAGAGATGATTACATTCTTATAATAGTGCTCTTGTGAATTATTTTTCAGATAGACAACGCACTCTAGTGTATTTACATGTGTAGTAAAGTCAAAAGAGAAAGGAGCGATAACCGGATTAGTAAAAACACCATCCGTGCTTATAGGTCTATCTATTCTTTTATTTGAAAATGGTGCTTGTTCCTGAAATAATTGAATTCCCATTATTTTCTCCGCTAGAACCCGTTAGTTCTTTTAATATATCCGCCACGACTACGTATTACGTTACTTATATTTGTGCCACCAAATGATCTTTTAATTCCTGATTTTGTAATTGATCTAGAGATAATTATATCTGCTTGTGCTTCACTTGGGTCTTTTATTTTTCTCGCATCTAAGTGTATTGGCTCTGGACTACTGTCTGTTAATAAAACAATACTTCCGCCATAAATTATTCTTTCATCTTTTTCTTCTGGTGGAGCAAGTATATTTCTACCCAACATTAGCTTTGCATGCAAGATTACTTTCTTAAAAAGCTCACTATAGTTCTTTACTATTCCGTATATTGCTAAACAAAAAGCATCAATTAAGTGATCTTCTATTCCAGCATCTTTATCGAACCCAAACTTCTCAACGCCTTTATCTGTTACTGTTAACAGTTTATATGATTCTAATGATTTAATCAAGTCCGCATCTTTCTTAGAGAAAGAAATAGGTACAGCATTATTGTGTACTTCAAATAATCTTGATACTTGAGATACAATAAATGCTCTTTGTGTCTTCTTGACTTCCTCTTTAGTAAATTGATCTTCTAGTATAAGACTAGCTCCGAACTCTACTGCTTCAATTATATGCTTAAGCATCTGGTCTGGATGTAGTCCATTTCCTGCTTTTACTGACATCATTCGTATTTCTTCTATAATTGTGTGTCCATATCCATAATCACACATCCAGGCCTTACAATTCCACTTTCTATTTAGATCAATAAGCATATTCTTAGCTGATATACTATTCCATGTAGCTGAAGCTATAACTTGTTTATCAACAACTTTCATTCTAAGTGAATCTGGATCAAATCCAACTACATAGAAATGAGAACCAACATTGGGTCCATTCCAGTCAACGCCACCAAAATATAACATCCCTGGCTCTTTAACACAGTTCTTATAGTCATACTCTACTTTAGCTAAGTCAATACCCGCATAACTAAATGGTCCACCTGCACCATCTGGGAATTCGGCCATACACTCCTGACCGTAACCATCTTCACCGAGTAGTTCTCGATATTCCTCTCTTTGGTCTCGCATAATTTCAACATCATCTATTGTAATGTGGAATTCCTGATAGTTCTTAAATTCCTTACATGCTCTAAAGAAATAGTTACCACGCCCTTTTGGAGTAGATGTTAAATAAATAACAGCTTCTGGTCCCTTAGATGCAATGGTCATCATAATAGAGTTAAGCATGTCTGCGCCAATGATTGCAGCTTCGTCTATATAGATAATATCTGCTGTTTGTCCACGAGCTCCCTCATTAGCGATCATTAACAGGATTGAAGATCCATTGTCAAACTTTACATTATAGTATGGCTTCTGAGATGCACCTATTACTGATGCTTTTATCTCTGGGCACTGGTCAATACAATCTCTAAATAAGTACTCATCCCATATCTTTTTAATCTGCTTTTCTGTAGGAGCAAGAATAAGAACAGTTTTCTTTTCATTTGTTACTGCAAACTTAACTAGCTTCTGCGTTATAGATAATGTCTTACCAGTCTGCCTACATTGACGACCAACCATACGTCGAGCAGTGCAAAGGAGAATTGGTTTCTGATATTCTCTAGCAGGCTGCCCATATACTTTACCAAAGAAGTATACAGAGTCATATAGCCAACGAGCAGTCTCTTCATCCATTCCGTTCTTCATAGCGAACTTCACGTCCTGCTCTACAGTTATTCCATCACATAGAACGTCAAAAGATCCATATTTGGCAATATTTCTCTTTATGCAAGCTTTACAGTGCTTATTATTAAATTTGGGGTCATCAAGTCTCATATTATCTATTTACTGGTTTTGTCATCTTAACACCGGAACTAACTGCTGCAACCGTAAGTGCTCCCTTAATAAGTCCACTATCTGCTACTTTTTGAGTAAATGCTGCTGTTTTATTTAGTCCGCCTTGGAACATCTTCATGTTCTTACTAGCCATAAATTTAGATCCAGCTACTGAATGTACTCCCTTAGCTCCAAGTCCAAGTCCTTTAATTCCGACTGCTGCGCCTAATCCCCACATAGCTCCACCCATTGCTGCTTGCATGGGTGTTGTTGGCCTTACTGAGTTGACTCCTCCGCCATAGTTAGCTATGTCTGCGGCTAGCCAACCACCTAAACCTAATGCTGCTCCTCCCCCGCCATACATTGCTCCTGTTCCTGCAACTTTTTTTACACCAGTCCAACCTGTCTTGCTGTGCTCTCCTGCCCATGTAGACGCTTTTTTAAATCCAGAACTAAGAACTGAATTGAAATTAGATCCAACACCAGTCATTCTATTACCAAAAGACATCATTCCACTTGCCATACCTTCGCTCAAGCCCCAGTTGATAGACGGATTATTGCCACCTCTAGCTGCACCGCCCCATTTGCTGGCTAGTCCAGACATACCTGCTTTCTTCACTCCCATGCCGCCGTACTTCAACGCAGAAGGTACACCTACCCCGGCAAGAGCTCCCATTGCAGCTCCACCTAGTACGCTTGTATTCCTATCGTAAGCTCCATATCCTGCGCCTGCGACTGCTCCTATACCTGCTGCGCTAGCAGAGCCACTAACCATAGCCCCACCAGGTACTTTTATTCCTTTCCCCCACTTTAGTGCTGTATTAAACCAACTCATCATTAAACCCTCCTTAGCCTATTTACTGGCTGAGTTCCTACTGCTGTTCCAAGCCATCCAGCTGTTGCAAGTCCTGCTGCTGTTTGTATTGGTTTTGTAAAAGCTGCTTCTTGTGCTCCATGTAGAAATTTCTGAAATCCAGCATGGTTAACAGTTGGCTCTTTCATTGCAGCTAGTACGCTATTTCGCATCGGCGCATGTCTGGCAATTCCTACTGCTCCTAAGCCCATTGCAGCCCCCATCATTGCTCCGGATGTGAAGCCTCCTTCTTGCCCAGTAGCGAATCCGTATGCTCCACCCAATATGCCGCCAGCGGCAAGTCCTCCTCCACCAGCAAAGCCGTAAGACTTTGCCATACTGGTTGGGTTGTTTGCAAGTAAAGTTAGTGCGTTAACTCCTTTTCCAGCAGACTCATTTTGTTTTGAGAGCCAGTCGCCAGCGATCTTTTTTTGTGCAGAGAGCCAATTCCTTGCGGGTCTATATCCATCTTTGTAAATAGACCTAAAATCTTCTGACTTTCTTGCCATTCCTATGAAACTAGAATAAATACTCATAATTATCCCCTTTATCTAGAATGATACACTCTAGCCATACTTACCATGCTAGATTGGTGTTGATTCATTGCATCTTGCATTTTGAACGCTGATCCTTGTTCAAAGCCACCAAATTGGTCATATGAGCCCTGATCATATTTTCTTTCACCAGAAAAGAATCTGGAATCGTAAGTTAGTTTTCTTCTTTTGCTTGTATCTTCCAACATAGTATCTAGCGCTCTACCTGTCATAGTTCCAGCTGCAGTTAAGCCAGCTCCTAGAAGAGCAGCTCCTGCTGCGACGCCAATGCTTTTAAGAAAGCCTGCTGGCTTCCAGAATTTTCCATTCTTCCAAAGATGATTTTGTTTAAAAGATTTGCTATTAAATTTCATGCCTTCTGCTTTTCTATAAAGGCCATCTTGTCCTGCCCCACCGGCTTTAATTTGAAATGCGTGTGTGGATCCCATCTTTCTAGCTATGTCATAAGCAAAGTAAGCTCCAGCTCCGGCTTCCAATATCTGTCCTGAGAACTCACCCATGCTTCTACCTAGTGTTTCGTATCCCCCTGGGCCATTCTCTCCTCCTCCCCACCAAAAAGCATCTAGTGTTTCAAATCCACCAGATATGGCTGTTTTACCAGCTCCAATTAGTGGAAGTCCAACAAATAGTGCATTTGCGCCACTGTAGTGAAAAGTTTTATCAATACCGTCACCAAACTGTTCTCCAAACTTTACATACTTCATAGGTGCCTCCTTTTAGATAAGATGACTAATTTCACTAAAGCTTAATGGAATAGATGCTGTTTGCATATCAATAACGTCAAACATATCAAATGCAACATCTAACATATCCTCTCCATAATCAAAAGCTTTGCCAAAAAGCTTATCATGCTCCTTTTCCATTAACGCAAAGTACTCCAGGGCATCAAATGCCTCTGGAGTAGTTGCTTTACTCTCATTCTTTTTTTTATTCTTTAGTGCTTTCTCAAGGGCTAAAAAATTCATCTATGTACTCCAATGGATCCATATATGTTATTTCTACTGTGTTGCACTTACTGAGAAAGCAAGCTTGTATAGACAGAGTTTCATTTCTAGTTAGATCTATTTGTGGGCAAAGTATAAGCTTATTTATATTTGCTCCCCTAAGCCTAGTTAAAACCGCATCACTGTGAATAAAATTCCAGCTTGTTCCGCTATATAAGTCAATTCTAAGTCTTGGCTTACCAAAGACCTTTTCAATAGCTTTTTTGTCTCTTGATTCAAGATAGTACAGTGTTTTGTAAAAACAAACATATGCTTCATGATAATTGCATGTTATTACAAATATATTCATTAGTACATTTCCAACAATCTATTAAGAAATTCAGTCAATTGCTTTTTATTATTAAAACTCTTTCCATATCTATTATGGAATTCTAAATGGCATTTCTTACATAGCGTAATCCCATTTTTAATATCAATTCTTTTTTCCATATTTGAACTAAAGTTCTCTATATGATGAGCATTTAAGTTTCTTTCAGCTATGCCACATTTTAAGCATATATAATTATCTCGCTCAAATATAGATTTTCGCCACTCAGCATATTCAAAATATTTTCTTTGATTCTCTCTTGTAATATTTTTTTTATCAATATTCCAGTTTGGATTTTTATCTTTAATAAGAGATTTTCTGTACTCGATTTTAAGACATCCACACGATTTTGTAGAGCCAGAAATAAGCGAGCTGTCTTCTATCTCTTTTATATTTCCACACTCACACATTACTTTAGAGTATGTTTTATTGTGATTATTTCTTCCAAGTTTTTGAATAACCGTCAATCTATTATATTTCTCATTGACTAAAACTTTCTTTTTTCCTTTACACCCACAGCTGGTGGACGTCCCGCGTTTTAAGTCTGCTGCGGCTATAGTTTTACTTAAGCCGCAAACACACCTACAATTCCATCTTGCGCTTCCTTGTAAAGAATTTTCTGCTCTATTAGTTACTTTCCAGTGCGTAAATATTCTATTTTCTAGATTTTCAGCTGGCACTTAATACATCTCCATAAGTCGGGCTAAAGAGATCTGGGCACAGTCGAAACGCCCTGGCTTCCAGTGTGTAAGCATTGTAATTCCAGCCCACCATCCGAGCGGTGCATCTTCACAATACTCTTCTTTCTCGTAGTCAAAGTACCCAACGCTTAATGTCTGGATGATATCATCATCACCATGTCTTTGATTCGAGATGTGCTCCCATCTGTGTGTATGTGCAAACACTTGAGACTTTGAACACTGGTCTTGTGCGCGGAAGATAGCATGCTTTCCTGACACTGGAATATTTCCACCGTTCATAGGTACGTGAGAGAAGATAATGCCCTCAATCTCAATGTACTTTTTATATGGAACAATCTGATTACAGAACTTTTCTAGCTCCAGGTCTTCAACTATATCTAAGTATCCAGACATTGCTGGGTTATATACAGTATACATACGTACCCACTCTTCGTGGTTACCTAATAGCCAGATAATCTCTGGATCATAAACTAGTACTTCTTCTTCAATTTGACTTGCTTGAAGAGTCCACAGTGGGCCAAATATCTCTTTAATAGCTTCCTTTGCGGACTTAACATCTTCTTTATAGCGCTTGCCCTCAATTGTAAGCCTCTTGTTCTTATCCCAATGAGAAAGTGATGCACAAGTACTAAAATCGCCCATAACAACAATTCTGTCAGGCAGTCTGTCGACAATAAGCTGTCCGAGCTTAGTAAATCTTTCTTTTGATGATCCTGGCTTATCATGACAGTCAGGTATAATCATAGAAGTAGATCCCATATATGTAGGATCAGATGTAGAACTATATGTCATAACAAAAGGAATATTGTAATCAACAAGAAATTCCTCACTCTGTACGAAATCAATACTCATTTCATCATCTACTACTTCAATAAGTTCCTCAATCTCTTCTTCTAGTCCTGATAGCTTATTCATAATTTCATCACTTCTATCAACATAGCCATTAGTCTTAAACTCGTCCACTATGTTAATTACTGATTTTTCTATGCTTCCGTACAATAAATCCAATTCATTTTGAGACCATATGTTTCTATTCACTATAATTCTCCATCGTCTGATAAG